CAGGGCACGCAACAGTTCGCCTATCAGAGCGCACAGGACCGTTTCAGTAGCCCTGTCCGGTGCCATCGACCGTAGCCACGCCGCGGCCTATTCGATGTTCGTTGGCCGCTGGCATTTGACACCACCCGATTCTGAGCCTTCTTTGACCGCGAGCGTTTTGCCTTCCACTTCTTTCAAGATCCCGACCCCGGACCCGCCGCAATACTCGACGGCTTTCATCACTTCGACGTTGCCGGTCATCGGGATTTCTTTGCCGATCGTCAAGCCGCCGAGTTCTTCATAGAATTTCGGACCCGCCGTGTACGGGTTGAACGACGTGAACGCCGTCGCGTCGATCAACGATTCCGCTTCCTGGGCGTAGAGCTGGAACTGCGATTCCGAACGGTCGGTGATGACAGCGCCGTATTCCTTCAGGGCTTCGCAGATCGCGCGCTGCACAGGTTTGGCGGTCGAGCCGGCTTTCGTTTTTTTGCAGTCTGTCGATTCCTTCAGCCGCCAGTGCTCGCCCTCTCGCGGCTTGAAGCATTTGCCTTCTTCCCCGGGGGTTTCGTAGCACGTCCAGGTGGTCGGGGTCGTGCCTTCCGCGTCCGTTTTCATGTTCCCCGACCAGCACGAGCCCGGGGTACACGGCGCACCCTCAGACACCGCCCCGTTGAGGATGTGTTCTTTGCGGACGAGCATCGCGTTCACGAGCGCATGTTCGATCGGGTGGCATTTGTTCGCGCCCGTCCCCGCTTCCGTTTCCAGGCACGTTTTCGCAGCGGCGACTTTGCGGAAGTCTTCGTAGGTGATGATCCCCGCCGCCCTCGGCTGGCCCGCGGTCGTAGAACCCCACCGCCACATTTCTTTGTTGAACGGCGAAGGGGACCAGGAGCCTTCAACGATTTCTTCTTCGAAGTAGCCCGGTTTGTAGACGCTCGCGTTCGCCAGCGCGCCGCCCTGCGCCCAGCGGCGCACGTCGTTGAGCACCCCGACTTTGGTGTTGGTCGTCGCTTCGATGGCGTGGCCGGCGACTTCGATCGGTGTGCCGCCCGGTGTGGCCGACAGTTCGAAGCTACCTTCGGTCGGTGTGCCGACGACGTAGTAGACAACACCGGGGCGCGGTGTTGTGACGCTCGCCTGCACAAAGTCGAAGTCCACACGGGCGCCGACTTCGAACCCTTTGGCGAGCGATTCGGTGACGTGGAACACTTTGCCTGCGACGGCTGTCGTGGACGACACCTGGGACGTGACTTCCGGTTCGGTGTGCTGCATGTCCCACTCGCCTTCGATCGTCCCGTTGTTGACCTGGAGGATCGTGGAGTGCTTGTCAGGGTTGCCCGGGGTGCTCCCGGTGTTGACCTTCGCCCCGGTGACCCACGGCACCAGCGGGACTGTCGCGAGCGCCGATTCGACTTCGGCTTTGATGTTTTTGCCGCCCGTGTATTTCTGTTTGTGGGTCGTCAGGCCCGCCGGGACGAAATAGAACGGGGTCGTGTTCGGTTCGTTCTGGACGGTCGGGTTGCCTTTGGCGTGGTCTTCTTCGATGCCCTTGGCGTACCGTTCCGGTTCGGTGATCAACTGTTCCCCGGATTTCGGGAGTTTCTGGTTCCAGAAGTTGTCCGAGGCGAACATGCGGCCGTATTTCGGTTCGACACCGACCGTGTAGCCCGTGACCGCAGACCCGAGTTTCCCGGTCTTTTTCGCGATCACTTTCGCCCGGATGCTGAACCCCGCGTCAGCCGCGACGGGCGTGTAGGTCGAGCTCGTTGCGCTGCTGATCGCGACACATTCCGGTTCGGCCAGCCCGTTCGGTTCGGCGTCTTTGCAGCGTTCCCATTTGTAGGCGAGGGTCGTGGGGGTTTCCGCCCATTCCCCGGTCGAGGACAGTTCGAGCACGGTGCCCTGCGCGACGATGCCCGCTTTCATTTTCGGGGGCGCTTCAGCGACCAGCAGCGCCGGGACGATCCCCGTTTCCCCACTGAACGCCGTCGCTTCCCCACCGGCGTTTTTCGCCGTCACGCCGACCCGGAGGCGGTGGGACACGTCGGCTTCGACAGCGGTGTATTTGTTCGCGGTCGCACCGCCGATGTTCACGCACGACCCGCCGGCTTCCGCGCAACGCTGCCACTGGTAGCTGAAGCTCGTCGGGCTATGCAGCCATGTCCCGTTCGTGGTCGTGAAGACCTCGCTGACTTCCGGTTCGGCTGCGGTGGCGGTGAACGGGTGCGAAGCCTTCGGCAGCCGGACGTTGACGGGGCTGCTCGTCCCGCCCGACACGAGGACGAGAACAACGATGAGGGCGGCGACGGCACCGGCCGCCACGATCCAGCGCCTCACGTTATTTCCGGAGCTTCGACGCTGACGGGAGCTTCCACGGGCGGCGGTGGCGGTGGTGTTTCTTCGTGCGTCGGGATGACCGGCGCCTGCGTGCTCCCGGTGAAGTTCGACACCCGGCTCGTGTGGCTACGGTGCCTTAGCGCACCGAGCAGGGCGGTCCCACGGGGCATCTGTGCCGCCAGCAGCGAGAAGGAGTCAAGACCAGGGGGCGTGGCCTGGCCGGGAACGTTCATCGTGGGAGTGTAAGAAGCCACTCAGACCACGCTCCAGTCAGTCACCTGGGCCGTCGCAACATCCATGTAGTGGGCGCAGTAGGCGAAGCCGTTGGCGTAGCCTTTTTCGGTCAGCCACCCGGCGGGTTTGCTCAGCCACGAACTGTTGCCGGTAGCGATCGACCAAGCCGCCGACGGCCAGTTGTGGTTCAGGGCCGCGAGCCGCCACGCTTCACGGTCGTTGACGAGTCCCTTCACCGCACGGTGGAACCCTGCGACTTCCCCGGCGAGCATGTGCGCTGCGGCGTCTGGGTTGAACGCGGCCCGCAACTGCGATTCGGAGGGGTTCAGCAGCGATTCCTGGGTGGGGCCGTAGTCGTGGGTGCCGTTGCTGTTCACCGGCGACACACAGCACCACGAGTAGGACGACTCGATGTTGCACAGCCCCGCGAGCAGGCCGGGTGGCGTGACGTGTTCCTCGGCGTGCTTGCACTTGGCCTTGACGAACGCCTCCTGGGTTTCGGGTCCGGCGATCCCGTCCTGTGTGATCCGCAGCGCGAGCTGCACGTCCTTGATCGCCTTCTCCGTTGCGGGGCCACAGATCCCGTCGAGCACCAGCGGCGGGGTTTTGTAGTGGCTGTTCAGCGCGATCTGTGCGGCGACGACGAACCAGCCCTGCACGCCGAGCTTGTAGGTCGCGTATTCCTTGGGCTGCGCTTCGAGGATGCTGAAGGTCACCGGCCGTACCTCGAAAAATGCACGGTGTCGTGTAGCCCTACGTCCTCGGCCCATGTCAGTTCGCGGTGGGGTTTGCGCCGCAGCGCCGCCTCCAGGCTTTCGGGGTTGCTCCAGTCCACAGCGCCCCTAGGCTTCACATAGCCTTCGTGGTTGCTGTAGCCCGGCCGAGCGGCGATGTTGCCGCCGTTCAGGTAGTTTTCGTACAGCCGTTTCTGTTCGCTGTAGGTCCGGACCCCGCTGTTGACATGGCCCTGTGCGCCGCGTGCTACGGCGTCGTGCAGTTCCCTGACGATCCAGTTCGCCAGTTTGCGCCGGTACGGGTTCCAGCCCGTCGCGGGAACCGACCAGCCTTCGCCCTGCGGGACCGGCGGCGGCTTGGGCTTGAGCTTCGCTATTTCCGCAGCCCGCAGATGCACTTTCGCGTTCGCTTCCGCCCATTTGTGTTCCCACTTGTGGACGAGCGGCGACAGGCGTTCGATTTGCAGCCGGTCAGATGCCACACCGGCCGCGTTGTGATGTTTTTCGTTCTGGTCTAGCCAGTAGTGCGCGCGGTCGCCGCGCTGCTTCCATTCCCGGTAGTGGCGCCAGCGGTATTCGGCTTTGCGCTTCCAGGCGCGCAGGCTCACTTCGAGCAAGCGGACGCGCGCCCACACCATCGGGCTACTCGCCTTCGGCGGGCGGGGGGCCACCAAACGTGGCCTGGAGCATCCGGCCGAACGTGGTGACAGCACCGATGACGGCCGTGGCGATCACACACCACTTGCCCGTCGCGGGAAATTCGTGTTCGATGGCTGACACGATCGCGCCGGCGACACCCGCCCCGGAGAGCAGATAGCCGACGATGGTGCCTAGCCCGACTGGTACCTGTTTCATGCCGCCAATGTTCGGCGGTGAACCGGACGCTAGAGCAGGAAGAACAACAGCAGGGCTATGAGCAGCAGCCCGAGGAACCCGATGTGGACCGTCCCGGCGAGGACGATGGCGAGGATGACGATGAGGATGATGAGGGGAATGGTCACGGCTCTAACCCTACCCGCCGGTTCCACGGACCAACCTTCACCGGCTCACGGATGCGGGCCGCCCGCGATACCCCACAGCACGCCGACGGCCGCTATCACCGCGAACAGCAGTTGCCGCGCGTCCAAGCCGCCTGATCGACGTTCCGCCCGCAGCTCGCGCGTCAGCGCACCAAGATCGTTCTTCGTCGCATACGAACCACGCTCACTCTCGATCTGCGACCGCAGCTCGTTCGCCTTCTCGTCCTTGTAGGTCTGGATCTCACGCGCGAGCCGTAACGCCTCCTGGTCGCCCTCGTTCTTGATCCGCAGCGCTTCCGCCCGCCCCTGCGCTTCGGCGGCGTACCGCCGGTCGCGCTCGTCCATAATCGCTTCGACGTGCCGCACGCGCCACACGACACAAACTTTGCGTGCTGAGCGGACGCTACGCGCAGTCAGCCTCCAGCCGCAGCACCTTCGCTTCCAGATGCTCCACCCGCTTCTCGCGCTGGGCGCCCTCCGCTTCTAAGAACGTGATCCGCTGCGACTTGATCGTGTCTGCTTCAGTCAGCGCATGGTTACGAGTCCGCAGCTCCAAGATTTCCGCCCGTAGCGACTGCAACGCATCATCGACAGCTTCGACCGCCTGGTGCGCCGCCTTGACCGCCATCGCCTCGTCTTCGGAGCGGCCCCACAGCAGACGCCGAGCAATCAAGCCTGCGACCCCCAACAGCGCAGCCCCCAGCGCGCCCGCAAGACCAGTGATTGCGTCTTTCATCGCAAGACGTGACCGTCAAGCCTCCGTAGTGCCTCGGCCACCGTCTTCTCGGCGGCTTTCCTGGCAACGTCTTCAGTAACCGGCCGGCGCCGACGCAGCATCAGCACCAGCAGCGTCACACTCAGGACAAGCAGCCCACCGAGAACTATCAACAGCACCGTCACGCACGTTCACCCGCAGTTGTGGCGCTTGATGCGTTCATAGACCGCCTGACGTTCCTGCGCTTCCTGCGCTTCGGTCGCCGTTTCGGCTTCCTGTTCTGCGATGAGCTTGTCGAAGTCCGATTCCGAGAGCCCAAGCCGATCATGCGATTTGGTCTTGAAGTCTTCCGTCCGTTTGCGTTTGACCGCGATCGCAGCCGTTTCTCTGGCTACCCGTTTGCCGCCGAGTTTCGCCAGTTCGCTGATGCTTTCACAGTTCTGGCGCGTCGCCCCATGCGACAAGACCAGCACGACGGGGATCGCCACGCCGCAGCCGACGATCACGCCCACCAGCAGCGCCGCCAACGTCGTGCGCCAACGGGTGCGCTTCGCGACCTCCTGCGTTGCGGCTCTCGTCGCCTGCTCGACCGCGAGCCGAAAGCCCTCCGCGGATTCCCATGTCTCAGTCACCGTGGGGGATTATCCGCAGCAGCGCAGACGCTAGCTACGCCCGAGCCGTTCGATAAACGACTGGAACTGTCGGCCTGCTCGCGTCCGTTCACCCTCCCGGTAGCCGGTCGTGGCTTTCGCGAGCGTCTGGCCGCCCTGGCGTGTCCCGAACCCGATCTCGATCCCGGTGCCGTGTGAGGCGTACCGGCCGATCCGCTGGCCCGCACGGACCCGCTGCCCCGCACGGACTTCCGGGGCGATCTGCTCGGCGGTGAAGACGACTTTGCCCTTCGCGGGGCCGTCCAGCAGTTCGTAATAGACGTAGGGCTGTCCCTGAAACCAGTTGGGGCTGATCCCCAGTACCTTCGCGTTGCCGATCGCCCGGATTGGCGCCCCCGGCTGGGCTGAGTAGTCCACGCCCTGGTCGGTGCGGCCTTTCGCGAACCCCGGCACAGGGTTGACGTAGTGACCGCCGTGTTCGCCCGCGACTTCATGCGCCGGCGTCCACGCGCCTTCTTCGCCGCTCTCACCCTGCGGTTCGGTGGCGAGCGAGGCGATAAGCGAAGCCAGATCGGTGCGCTGCGGTTCGGGTGCGGCCTGCGCCACTTTCGGGGTCGCGAAGCCTTTCGTTTCCGTGGGCCTGGCGACGTGCATCGGAGCGGCCTGTTCCTTCGGCGCCAACAGCGCCTGTAGCACCTGGAGGTTCACCGGAGACTGCGCTTCAGGTTCACCGCCAGAGGCCGTTTGCGGGCGTTCTGACGCCCCGCGAGCCGGACCTTCGGCGCCACCCCCGAATCGTTCCCCGCCGAGTTCGTGAAAGCCCGCATGGAGAATCCCGCCACCGTTGTAATGCGAGCTCGCCCACGGGCTGTTCACGATCGCCTGGATCTGCGCGCCCGGGTCATGCCCGGCCGTTCTCAGGATCGCCATGATCCCCGGCGCCGGCCTACCGTATTCCCTCGCGATCTGCCCCTGGCCCCTCAGCCATTCCGCTGTCGCCCGCCCGGCGGACTCGGGGTTGGCCCACACGTTCGAGTGAGCGCCGTGCGCGTCGCCGGAATCGGTCCTGGCGATGTTCAGGAAGTTGTAGTAGCCGCGGCGTTCGTAGCCAGAGGCGGGGCCGCCGGCGCCGCCCTCCTCGGCTTTCGCCCACGCGCCCACCACGCGCGGGTCAAGCCCTGTGTGTCGGGCGAGAGTCTGCACGAAACGTCGCTGCCCGGAGCCGAGGACAGCCATTATGCTGCGCCCCCGTGGAACTCCCGATCACACTCGCCGTAGGAATCGTGTTGGTCGGGCTGCTGTTGTGGGCGTGCTCGCACTAGCGGCCTTCCCTTTCGCGCCTGTGTTCTTCGCGCGCTTCCTGGCGTAGCGATTCATCGAACAGCGACCGTGCGGACTGTCGTTCTTCCCGGGCTTCGCGCCTGAGCGATTCGGTGAACGGGTCGGACTTGCCGGTGTGCCCCTTCGCCCCGTGTGCCTTGGACGGGAAGTTGAACCGGGTCGGGCTGAACAGCTTGCCGATCACTTCATCCCAGCCGCGCTCCGTTCCCGGCTTGATCTGCGAAGGGCCGCCAAGCGCGGCGTCGATCTCGGTCAGCAGGTTCGCCGTCCCATAGGGCTTGCCGCCCTTCGTCAACAGTTTTTCGGTCTGGGTCGCGAACGGCAGCGGGCCCGCTGTCGTCTGTCCGACAACGTTCAGGATGTTGTCGAGCGCGCCAAGCTCCCTTTTCTTGGCTGTTTCGAGCTTCGCCCCGGTCAGCGGGTTCTCGTTGCGCGCCGCGGCATAGATGCCCTGGAGTTGGGGGGCGAACTGCTCGGCGAGAGTGTTCCCTAGCTCTGGGCCAAGCGTGCCACCGGGCGAGTAGTACGACGGGGCGATCTTGCCTTCCCCGAGTAGCGGCAGCTTGGTGTCGATGCTGCCCTGCAAGAAGTTCGGCACCGGGGATGCCGCACCGAACCCCTGGCCTTTGCGTCCGCGCTGTTCCTTCGTCGCCTCGTACAACGCTGCCGCCATCGCCGTCTTGATCGGATGGGTGACGGGCAGCCGGTACAGCCAGCGCATCGAGTTCAGCCACCACAGGCCGAAGGGAACGAACTTGCCGACCGCCTTCCGCACGGCAGGGGTTTGCCGGTTCCAGTTGCCGCCCATGTTGTCGATCGACTCCGCGAGATGATCGGCCATGTTCGGGGTCATCTTGCCCTTCATCAGCGCCTGCACAGCCTCGTCTGTCTGTTTCAGGACGGCGTGGTAGGACGGGATGAACCCCGAGTCCCTGAGTGCCTTGCCGAGCAGCGCGTTGCGGGTCTGGTGCTCGACGTGCGCCAAGCTGCCTTCGACCGCTGCCTTCCACGCGCGCCACGGGGCGCCGATCTTCTCGCCGACGCTCGACTTCAGCGCGCCTTCGGTGCCGTGCGCTATGTAGCCGAGCGCCGAGGTCTGCTGGAACTGGTCGGCCTTGCGGGTCACGTCCGTCGCCTTCTGTGCGCCGGCGAGGCCACCGCGGTTCGCGAAGGTCGCGTTGATCTCCCGGAAGCGTTCGCCGAGCGGCCCGTCGTCCTCCGCGAGTGTCTGTAGCGCCCGGGACACCTTGGCACCCGCACGATTGGCTGCCACACCGGCCTGCTCGGCGGCGAGCCGGATTGCCTGCTCCTGCGCGACCCCGACGATGTGCGGCATCGACGTGTTCAGCTTGGCCCGTCTGAACGCCTGCTGGTAGAGCTGCAATACCCGGCCGATGCCGCTGTCCGTGTGTAGCGCGTTGTCGTGCTGCTGGAGACGGTCGGCCACGTTCTTCGGGACAAGCGCCCACTTGCCTAGTTCGCTCGTCTGTGGGGTCGTGTGCTCGCCCAGGCCGAACTGCTTCAAGACATCGGAGGTTGGTGCCACGGGGCTGATGTGGCCCTTCTCGATGATCTGTCCCGAACCCAGGTGGATAGGCACGACCTTCCCGAGCGCACCCGCGATCTCGTGGCCCTCCGCTGTCGCATGGAAGTTGTCGGCCGCTGCTGCCGCCGCCTTCTGTGTGTCGAACGGCCCACCGAAGCTGAGCCGGTTCAGGGTGCGGCGACGGACCTCAAGCTGTGCGGCCTCGGATGCCTGCTTGGCGATGTTCCCGACGGCCGCCTCCCACGAGTGGTCTGCCGTGCCCTTCGCGAACGCCTCGCCCGTGCGATGGAACCGCTCCAGCGAAGGCTGGCGAAGCGTCGAACGGTAGAAGCTGCCCTTCCCCGCGACCCCGGTCTTGTGGCTGATGAACCCCGGGGGCTCGACCCCGTGCGCTGCCATGTGGTCGAGGATCGCCCTGTTAGACAGTGGCTCCCCATCCCTGCCGACCAGCACCTTGCCGTTGTGGGTCGCCCCCATGTGCGCCTGCGCGTAGGGAAACAACGATGCGCGCAACTGATCCTCGTTCAGTTTGCCTCCATGCAACAGCGCCAAGGTCAGCGGACGCTGAAGCGCCAGATACCCGTTCGCCGCATCGAAAGCCTCTTTCGGGTCGGCGAGAAACGTCTTGTCCACGCGGAGGGCTTCGACGTTCTTGAGGTTCGCCTTGTTCGCTTTCAGGTGCGAACCCTTCAGGTCTGCCTGCGCGGCCTTGAGCTTCGCGGCCTCTTTCGCCAGATCCTCCGAGACGGTGGCCGGCGAGCGCAACACGCGCTGCACGATCAGCGGGACCGCGTGCTCACCAACCTTCGGCTTCAGGGCTTCAACGGGATGCACCGTGTTCGCCTTGACGATCTGCCTGCGCGTGTCCTCGTTCGCCGCCGCGATCCGGTCCACGCGCCCGATCTTCGTCGTGCCGCCGACAAGGTTTCGCTTCAGGCGCCAGCCGGTCGCCTGGAACGGGTCGGCCTGCCGTAGCGCGCCCGGGAGTTTCGTCAGCGACTTCTCGTAGGCGACCTGTGCCGCCTTGCGCGCCGGGTCGGTGTTGTACCGGCGTCCCACGATTTCCTCACCCGGCGTCAGCCTCAACGGCGCTCGCTCAGTGGATGCGAGCTCTGCCGCACGGTCGCCGAGCACCCCTGTTCGCGCGACCCTGCCGCCGAGCCTGCCGAGCGCGTTCTCGCCACCGGCGAACAGCAGCGCGGTCGAGAGTGGGGCTTCTTCGAACGATCCGACCGGGTGCTCAAGCTGGCGCAGGACTCCCTTGCCGATCTGGGAGAGCTGGCGCGGTTCGCCTTCGATCGCTTTACGGCTGCTCGATCCCAGCAGCGCACCGGAAAGGAACGACTGGGCGGGCAGGTCGATCGCTTCGTTCAGCACCTTGCTGACGATGTTGCCGCCGGGGAGCAGGTGCGCCGTCGCGAGTTTCGTCACGGCCGGCGTCAGGTTGATGAACCCCAGATTCAGCGCACCGTGCTTTTCGGCCTGCCGCTTGGCATTTTCGGCATCGACACGTTCTTTGGTCTTGGTCAGCGCACGCTGTTTGATCGTCGCGATTTCACGGGCGAGCGCCGGGTGCTTCGGCACCACCTGTCGTTCCGCCGTGTGCTGGATCGTCGCGCCTTCCGACAGCGCCCCGCCGATAGAGCGCTGCGGACCAAGCGCTATCCCAGCGTGTTCGATGTGACGCCGCAGTTCCCTCGGCGCTTTGACCGGGGTCGCGCGCACCGTGCGGATCGGGGGCGCAGGCCGCGCCGCCGCCCGCTGGATCACCCTTGGGTTGACACCCTGAGAGCCACGGTTTCCGATCGCGGGCATCTCAGCCTTCCAGGGCTTTAGCTACCTGCCTGCCCACCTTCCCCGCGCCGCGTTCGACCTTGCCGGCCGTGCCTGTGCGCGGGAGCGGAATCCCGAGCTTCGACGGGTCGTAGCCTTCGCGCCTGAGACGAGCGACCGTGTTGCGTGACACGCGGCCTTTTTCGGCCCAGTCGAGCGCAGCGGCCATCAGCGCGTTCGGCGGGAACTTCGGGATCGCTTTCGTTTTGAACGTTTCGCCGTTGGCTTCTTTGACCGTTTCGGACGGTTTGCCTTCGCTGAGCAGGGCGACCGCTTCGCCGCGGGACAGGTGGCCCCCGTGCTTGCCGATGATCTGGCGGATCGTGCCGATCGTGTTGACAGCGGTCTGGAGTTCCTTGCGCGTCGGAGGCTTCGAGCCGTTGCGCGTACCACCGTGCGCTTCCCTGGACGATTCGCGGGTGAGCTGGTGGCCTTCTTTGGCGGTCTGGTCCGAGCGCAGCGACCGGCGTTCCGCGCCTTCTTCGCGCCGCCGTTCCTTGGCTTCTTCTTTGCGTTCTTTCGCCTGCTGTTCGGACATCTTCGTCCGTTCCTCGCTCGCGCTGAGCCCTTCGTTTTCCAGCAGCGACCGGAACTTGTTACTGATCGTGTTGCGTTCCGTGTTGAACTGGCCTTCCGCAGCCCTGGCCGCATACGCCGGGTATTCCCTTGCGGCCTGCTCGCGTGCTGCCACGTCGCCTTCCTGGTGGGCCTGGGAGGCAGCCATCCGTTCGGCCTGCGCCGCACGCTCCGATTCGGCACCTGCCGCGAGCGGTGAGCCCTGGAGGGCGGCGAGGACAGGGGCCACGACGTTGTGCGCCGCGGCGGCTTCCTTCTGCGCCTGGGCGTATGCCTGCTGCACTTCGGGCCTTGCGCGTTCGGCGGCGGCGAGCGTCAGCGCACCGTAGGACTTGCCCGCACGGATCGACTGTTGGCGTCGTTCCCGTGCGGCCCTGAGCAGGTCTGCCAGTGCTTCGCGTGACGGGTTGTAGCGAAGGAACGCCCGTTCGGCCGCCGTGTCCATGAGCGGACGGGCCATCAGAACGCCTGGTAGACCCGCTGGCGTTTGCCGTTGATGAACTTCATGACGTATTTGCCCGCACCCTTACGCGGAGCCGTCGGCGCTTCGGGTGCTTCATAGCCACGGTCGGATGCTTCCTTGGCCTTGAACTTGCCGAGCCCTTCAAGGAACCCGCGTTCGTTCGCCGCGTTGTTGGAGAACGCTTCGCCGTAGCCTTCCTCTTGGCGCTGGTGCCCTAGCGCCAACTGGCCTTCCTGGTTTCTGAAGCCCGTTTCCAGATCGCCGCGCTGTGTCCCTTCGTTGGCCGCACGGACCTGCGCGGACGCGAGCGCCGCCCCGCCGGACAGCTCACCGGCCGCGGATAGCGCCTCGCCCTGCCTTGCGCCCAGCCGCCTGAAGGATTCGCCGAGCTGCCGCAACGCTTTCGTGCGGTTTTCACTGACACGCCCAAGCCCGATCGCGTAGTCCGTGTTGCTGTAGCCTTGGTTGCGAGCGAGCTTGTTGCGTTCCTGTTCGCCGCCGCGCTTACCTTCGGCTTCTTCAACGTCGTACTGAGGGTTGTAGAAGGACGGCGGGATCGGCGGCTGGGCAAACGGGGCCGCGGCAGCCGGCGGTGCTGGGGCTTTGTAGGTCCGGTAGCGCGCGCCAGTCGTGCCGGTGGTGTAGCCGTATGAGCCCCCGACAGCCATCAGCCGATCGCGACCCACTGGTAGTTCGTCGTCGCCCCGTCGCTGATCGTGACGCCGGTGTCAGGCGCCGACAGGAACGTGATTTTCGTCGCGTCCTGCGAGGCGACGCCGACAAAGTGGATCGCGGTGAACGTCGTGCCGCCGGCGACGAGGGACATCGAGGCGAACGTCGGGGCTTTGCCGAGCCCGTGGTTGATCACGACGTTCAACTGCTGCGAGGCCCACGTCCCGGTGCCGGTGCCGGTCCTGATTTTCGCGCCGGTCGGGAGCTGTGACAGCAGCGCGAATGTCGCGTCGGCCGTTTCGATCGCTTCGATCGCGGCCTTCAGCGTGTTGAAGTTTTCGTTGACCTGGACGCCGGACGCCGTTTCGACGCTGCCGTCCTGGAAGACATGCGGGAGAATGATCGCCATCTACTGCCTTCCTGTCAGGCGCACGAATACCTCAAGCGACCTGACCACGAGCTTTGACGTTTTCGCGTTCGACACGAGCCTGAATGTGACGAATCTTCGCTTACGCCGTGGATGCCAGACATGCGATGTCGTCCCGCCAACATCGACCGTGCCGACCGTTTCCAGCCCTTCGAAGGACAGTTCCGCCGGGGTGCCCCACGTCGCGCCACCCCACTTGAACGCTCCCCATTTCGCGCCGCTCACCGGCGCCTGCTCGGATTCCGCCAGCACCTGGGCTTCCACCGTGGGCGCCGAGGCACCCGTAAGCTCGTAGCGGGCGCGTAGACGCCGCACGAGGTTCGGCACGAGGTTGCCCGTCGTGATCGCCCGGCTGGTGAGGGAGAAGTTGATCTGCGACCCGTCGTGGTCCGTTTCCACGTTCGCTGACGGTTCCAGGTAGCTACAGGTGATCGGCCTGCTGGTGGGGCTTGAGTAGAGCGCGCCGAGGAGTTCCGGTGTTCGCGACGCGCCACTCACGACCCGTGTTGTGAGGGCCGCGACCTTCGCGCCGTTGCCCTCAAGCCTCGTCCACGGGCGGCCCGGCAAGTCAAGACGGCACACCAACAGGTCCACGACATCCCCCGCACCGATGATCGGCAGCAGATAGTGGCCTTTGTAGACCGTCGCCTGCCCCGGCGTGTAGCCCGAACGCACATAGGAGCGGTATGTCTCCACGATCGGGTCTGAGATCCTGGCGAACCCGTGGCGTTCTGAGGACACGCCGAGCGTCATCAGGTAGATCCCGTCCGTGCCCGGGACCACCAGCGCGCCTTCCCACCCAGCGATCCCGGCGTTACCCCACAGGGTGAAGTTGCTGTTGTAGAGGTCCAGCGACTGCTGGACGTTGCCGACCCCATCGACCAGGGCTTTCGACAGGCCGCTGATCAGCCAGATCCCGCTGGTGGAGAACACCGCGCAACGGTCACGGATGCCCTCAAGCCCCAGGATTTCGACGCCGCCCGGCAGCTTGTGAAAGTCGTTAGCCGCGTATTTGTCCGGTTCGACCGTGACTTTTTCCGGTTCGAACTTGATTTCGGAGAAGAAGATCGTGTCTTTTTCCCCCGCCAGCACACGGTTCCCAGCGGTCGCATAGAACGACACCGCCTTTTCGCACGTCCCGAGCGTGGTGCCGTCATAGGTCGAGCCGCCCGGCAGGTACACCTTGCCTTTAAACACCGCCGCGCGCCCGGGATTAGTCATCCCGGTCCCGTTGATGTTCGTCACCGAGCCCGCCGCGACCGTCCCGAATTTCGAGGGGGTCGCCACGATCGTCTTCTGCCCCGCCGCGGTCCAGCCATCCCAGATGAACCGCAGCCCAGCCGCTCCGAACGCGCTGGCTAGATAGGCCGTGCCGCCGCGCTTGTAGACGCTGCCGAGCCCGTCGATCAGCCCGTTCGCCGCGTCATAGAATCCGTTCGGTGGTATCCCGTCACGGCGACCCGTGCGGTACATGCCGGCCGAGAAGTCAACCTGCGCGAGCTTCGCGTCAGGCATTTACGCCGGCGATACGGATCTGGCGCGGCCGGTCAGCCTGCTGTGCGATCCGCCGGCGAACCTCGACACACGCTTCGTTGAAGATCTGCTCCAACGGCTGGGCGAGATCCGGGCGTCCTTCAAGGCGCAGCAGGCCCGTCGCGATAGCGCCGGACACGAGCGCGTCGGTGAAGTCCTGCGGGATCACGAGCGTCGTCTCCTGCCCCACTTCCAGATCGAGTGGCAGGCCCACGACCCACGCCTGGATCGCTGCGCCTTCCCCCGGTGTCGGGTACAGGTTGATCGTGAACGTCGCCCCTTCGTTGTGCTCTGCCGCGTAGATGCCGCCCGGCCCCGACAGCCGTAGTCGGCCCAGTTCCCCTGCGGTGATGTCCGAGTGGTCGCCGGGGGTCCAGACTTCGCCGCCGACCTTCAGCTCAAGGATCTCCGCGACACTGACGAACGCGGGCGCCGGTTCGTTTTCGACCGTGAATTCTTTGGTGACACCATCGCCGGTGCCGATCGCGATCAGCAGCTTGCGGACCCGGCCACGCACGACCATCGTGCGCTGCCTGCGTGAGAGCCACTTGAGCACGGTGGCTTCGTCAACGTCAAAGCCGCCCTCTGTTTTGACGGCGCTGACGAGATCGGCAACCGTGTCCGTCATCTAGCCCTCGCCGGCGATCTCCGGCAGCTTGCGGGGTTTGCCGACGCCTTTCGGCTCCGCTTCGACGCGCTCCTTGATCGTCCTGAACGCCTGGCGTGCCGGGGTCAGTAGCGCCTCGCGTGCCCAGCCGCGTTCCTCCGCGGCCACGAACTCCGCGAGCCCCTGGAGGTCGCCGTTGACGGACAGGCTGGTGAGGAGGCTCGTCTCCTGCTCTGACACGTCGGGGCGGGTTCGTGGTGCTCCCAGAACCCTTCCTCGCGGTTGCCGAACAGGTGGTGGCTGCGAAGCCACGCAAGATCGTCCTTCTTTGAGCTGCCGACCGTCAGGATGCCCGAGCGGAAGTAGAAGCGGTCCTCGGGGGTCTGGTCAACCCGCTCGCCAAAGCTGTCCCTGATGTCCTTCACCGCCGTCCTGACGAGGGTCAGATCCTCGCGGCGTGCGAGGAACGTGACACCCTTCGGAGGCGACTGTAGGACGGGCTTCTCGACTGTCTCTGTGCTCATAGCGCCTCCTGTTGGTGGGCGTTGGGCGGGGCATCCAGAACCCCGCCCGTTGCCCGTTGACTAGCCGGTGACTCCCGACAGCACCGCGTGACGGCGCTGGAGGCCGAACTGAAGGCCAGCCTCCGTCAGGAACTCGGCCTTGTGGCCGTCCTGGTCGGGGGGCTGGATCTCCGTGCGGAGTTTCGTGTCACGGTTGGGGATCGGCCGGTACTTGACCTCATCGAGATCGAGGATGATCCCGTAGCCGCCGTACTTGCTGCCTTCCAGCAGACGGTGGTAGATGACCCGCACCGAGCCGAACGGGCCACCGTAGGTGGTGACGTTCATGCCGTAGTGCGTCTCGCCGCTGTTGACGATCTGCTTGGACGCCGGGAACTTGTTCAGCGCCGAAACGACCGTCGCCGAAGCGAGGATCACCTTGTTCGTGCCGCCGTAGCGGAACGCCTGCTGCAAAGCCGCGTTCCACTCGGTTTCTGACAGGGTGCCCCCGGCATCCGTCTGGTTGGACGTGATGAACGACAGCGCGCCGCCCGTTGTCCGGTCCTCGGTGGCCCCGGGGTTCGTGGCGGATTTGCGGCCGAACAGCAACGAAAGCTCGATGTCCTTCGCGTGCTCGATCGCGGCGTTCTGGTTCAGCCGGTCCCACTCGCGCGGGGACACCATGTACCCCACGTTCTTCGCGGTGTCCGAGATTTCGAACGGCGTCCGGAAGATCTGCGTGTAGTTTTCGACCACCGAAGGGGTCTTGCTACGCGCAGGCTTGCTGGTGTCGTTCTCCGGCTGGGCGGTCCCGATGATCTGGAGCTCGTCGCCTTCCAGGATCGTCGCCGCCGTCGAGCCGATGCCGCGTGTCACGGTGAGCGTGTTACCGGCCACCGAGTCCACCCGGACCTGCTCGCCCGTGCGGGTCACGAGCACCTGGTCCCACGACTGGAAGTAGGTGCCGTGAGACACTTTGACTTCCGTCGCTGACGACGATGCTTCCGCGGTCGTCGTGTCGAACCGGGCCTTCGCTTCGTCCTCGACCCACTTGAACTTCGTGGCCTGGGTGTCTTCCTTGCCCAGCTCGCGGGTCAGGACCGTCAGAACCTGGACGTCGGGCTCCAACAGGCTGATGCGTTTGCCGATGTCGATGCTGAGCTGGTTGCTCAGCACGTTGGTTGTGGTCATCGCGCCAGTGACTGTCGCCATGACGCCTCCTTTACAGACTCAAGGGTTTCAGCGGAACAGCTTGTTGCCCTGCCCCCAGTTCTGGGTCACGAGGTCCGTGAGCTGTTCGCCGGATGGTTGTCCCTGTGAGCCTGCGGGACTCGCCCCGCCCGCCTCCAAGGTCGCTGCGTTCGGGCTCTCGCGCCCGGTGTCTTCGGCCTGCCTCTGGGCGGCCTTGCTCGCCATGTAGACGAGCTTTATGAAGTCGAAGTTCCCTTCCAGCGAGGGGTCGCCGATCATCTGGGCGTACTCGCCGGTCTTTTCGATCACCTGTTTGGCGATCTCGGGTTTCTCAAGCTCTGGGAACTGTGCCGCGAGGTCGTCCGCGGCGCGCTGGCTGCGGAGTTCCGCTAGCTCCTCGCGCATCGGGCCGAGCTGTTCCTCCAGCGCCTGCTGGGCTGCGCTCTTGCCCTGCTCCTGCATGATTTCCTGGAGGCGCTGCGCGGCGTTCTCAGGGTCATAGTTCGGGCTGTTCTCATCGAAGGAGGACAGGTCCGGCGGCGGGGGAGCCTGCGGCTCCTCCTCGGCCTGTTGCATCCACGGCGCGTTCTGGAGGATCTTGCGGTTTTCCTCCTGCGCTTCCTGGGCTGACTGTTCGAACGCGGAAAGCCGCTCGCCGAGCTGGCCGATCGCGTCGTGACCCTGATCCTGTGCCTCTCCCTGGCCGTCGCCACTCGCGGCGAGCCCTGCCTGTGAAGCCTCCATTAGCCAGCCACCTGTTCTGCCTGCCTCTCGGCCTTGGCGTGTTGCTCTTTGGCCTCACGGATGACCGCTCGTGCGGCCTCCTCAAAGCCCTTTAGGCCGCCCCTTCGCCCGTGCGAAAAGGCGTAGTCCTGCACCGCGTCACGCGCGGCACCGTCAAGCTGCCTGTCGATCACCTGGATCTCGCTCCCGATGACATCCTTGACAGCCTGGAACCCCGGGTGTGCGATCAGCCGTTCGACGTGTTCGCCCATCTCGATCAGCTCGGTGAGCGGCACGTCTTTCAGATGCCGTGTGTACGCGGGGTTCTCCACGCGCCGATTCTAGGAACAGAGGCGGTCGTGTAGTGACCCTGAACCCAAACGACCCCGCCAAGGCAGGGCCGCGAGGGTGCGCCCACGGGGAGGCGCGCGGCAGGAAAGCTAGCAGGAGCGGGGGATCATCTTGTTCTTCGGACGCTTCTTGCGGAGCCCCACGTTCGCCGCGTGCATCAGCGCCGCACCATGAGCGCCTTTGGCCCTACCGGCTCGCATCGCGTCAAGGATCGGTGACGGTGCGCGCTGCGCGGACTGCCTGTATGGCTGCATCTGGCGTGTCGGCTTCATTCTCCGGCCACCCCTTCGGCCTTGGCTTTCTTGCGGGCGAGGTAGCGCTTTGTGGTCGCCCGGTTGCAGGTCCGGCACTGACGACTCCCGTGCGGAGTTTTGTAGGTATTGACCTCGTCGTAGGGATGGCCCTGCGGACAGTGGGTTTTGGCTTCCTGTTCAGCGATGCGCTGGTTCAGCGGATTCTCGGTATGCCTCAGCCGGTGTTCGTTTCGGCTTAGCGCCTCTAGGTGCTCCGGGTTGACGCACGCGCGGTTACCGCATTTGTGGTGTACGTGGTAGGTGTCGGGAATGGGTCCGGACACCGATTCGTAGGCGAGGCGGTGCACCCAGTAGGTCCGTTCGCCGTAATCGCGTTCGATTCGGCCGTAACCCTTGGAGTCAAGCCAGCCCTGCCAGAGAACACAGTCAGCCATTATTCGCCAGAGCGGGGTTTCGGTGTCGGCTTCGACGCTTTCGTAGCTTTCAGCATGTTGGCCTTGGACTTGTTCTTTTCCGACACAGCCTGGGCGGCCGGCGGGAGCTTCACCCGCGGCGGCGCCTTGAAGTTCCCGGGCAGTTCGAACGCGGCACCGGAGGCGTGCGCGGCCTTGTGCGCTTCCAGGTTCGCTTCATGCGCTTTGGTTTCCCGGTCGATTTCGGCTTTTGCTTCGATCGGGATGCCCTGGTTGTCCACAGACGGGTCGAGCAGCAGGTAAGCCTGGGAGAGCTCCAGTGCGACCCGGCCCATTTCGGCCTTCTTTTCCATCCCAAACGCCATCTGGACGTTCTGGGCGCACACTTCGATCGCGCGCAGCAGCTCGTCACGCACGACCTCCGGGGTCGTTTTGATCAGGTTCGCCTGGCGCTTCTCGGGGTCGTCGGGGAACAGGTAGCCCGCGCCGGGGATCTGGCCGCCGAGGATTTCTTCAAGGACGTGCTGGGTCGCTTCTTCTGACTGCTGGGCCGGGGTCATCGCCCTGCCCGATTCATCGAAGGTGGGCGGGCCTTGACCGTTGCCGTTCTGCGGGGGCTGGTAGGCCATCTAGTGCATCCCTTCCGGTGACGGGATCTGCTCCGCAACCTGCTGTGCCGCCGGGCCTTCCTGCGGCGCAGAGACTTCACGCGCCCGCAGGACAGCCTGGATGAGCCGGTTCGGGTCCACACCATCGTTGAGCAGGAACCGCAGGGCGACCAGCGGCACATTCGGTGTCGGGTCACGCAGCCACGCCTGGGGGTGTTTGATCCCCATTTTTTCCATCGCGAACAGACGCGCCTTCGTCGGGTTGATGTACCAGTCGTGCGCCAACGCCTGAAGGATCTGGTTCGCGTCCGCGCGTTCCTGCGGCGTGTTTTTCGCCGCCATGCTGCCGCCGTCCACTTCGATCGTCCACTCGCCCTCAAGCTGTTCGGGGCCGACCGGGAACCATTTCCACTCCCCCGCCTCCGACGCCTCGCTGCGGTCCATCCCTTCCTGGGGCTGGCGCATCTGGCGCTGAGCGGTGATCATCCTCTGGTCCATGTGCAAGAAGCACCGGGCGACTTCACGGACAACCTCGATCTCAAACCGGCGAGAGGTCAGCTCGATACGCCGGCCGAGCGAAGCCTGCGAAAGCTGCGCCTCTGTCGCGGTCGAGGACGACGGGCCGGGGTGGTTGTCCAGCGCGTCGGTCATCCCGGACACCGCTTCGATGTTCGACAGGATCGCCTGCTCCTCCTCATAGCCCGACCCCGGGAGGTCTTTCGCTTCGACCCTGCGAAGCGCCGTGTTCACGTCCGCGTTAGCGACCGGGATCGCCTGTTCGGGGCCGAACACAAGATCCTCCGGGTCCACCGAGGCCGAGTCGTACACCCACGGGGCGTTCAGCGTCAGGGTGGCGGCGTTGCGGCGCTGTGAGCGCAGGCTGTCGAGCTCGCGCTGCAAGTGCCAGATCGGCTCAAGGCTGCCGATCCCGACCATCTCGTGCGGCATCGGGGTGGGCCGAAACACCTGGAACGGGATCTCCCCACACGGGTTCTCGCCTTCCTGGACCAGCACCTGCCGGTCAAGCACGGAGAGCACCATGTCGCCGTTGTGGAACTCCAACAGTTCGTGCGGGCGGTCCTGGCCCATGTTCGTCGCGCTGAACGACGGCAGGCCAGCGGTGGTCATCCGGCGCTGCCACACTTCGTCATAGTGGGTGTTTGACCCGAGCCCTTTCACCTTGTCTTCATCGAGAAGCTGGGCCGATTCGGTGTTCCACGCTTTCGTTTCGAGCTGTTTCATGCAGCGGTCCACCGACAGCCAGACCCGGTGAATGACCCACTCGCAGGAGGCGATGTCATAGCCGCGGGAGTCCCACATGAAGTCGCGTATGTCGATCGCTTCGAAGAACGGGTCATCGAAGTGGACGTACGGTTCGCGGTTTGAGAGGTTGTAGCCGAGGTCCAGCGTGTTGCGCTGCATCCTGCGGCGGAACTTGACCTCGTGCTTCCAGTAGCTCTTGCCGACCCCCAGGCCGTAGATGTGGCCTGAGCGCATGACCTCCTGGAACGGTAGGTCGATGTTGATCTGTTCCTGCTGGGCGTTGATCAGCATCTTGACCGCCCGCACGTTTTCGACCCACTGTTCATCACGGGGCTCGACCAGCAGTTTCGGCATGTTCGCGATCGCCCTCGGGACGATCGTCTCGACGGTCCTGAAGCTCAGCGGGATGTGGAGTTCCGCACCCCAGGTCTGTTTGGCGTCGTAGATGAGCCCGTCGCGGTCACGCGGCCCGGCCTGCACCCAGTTGTTCTGGAACTGCTTGAACCCCCGGTACTGTTCGTAACGCTGGTCGTTCTTGGTACGAAGATCGTTACCGAGTCCTTTTTCCCAGTCGTGGACCCGTCCGACGATCTGGCCGACAGCCTCAGCCTCGCCGGCGGGTGCCTGGTCCCACTGGATCGGCCCATACATCAGGCGTTCGCGCGCAGCCCCGGCGGCACGGCAGTTTCGTCAACCTCCGGGTCGCCCTTCTCGTCGCGCACAACCCCATCGTCAGGGACCGCTTTGAGGGGCGTCGGTTCGGTGACGACCTGCTGTTTGTCGTCTGTCTGCTCGGGCTGGGGTTTGGCGTCCGTGCGGTCCTTCCACGTCGTCACCGCGCCAGTGGTTAGTGCCTCGCCGGGGATCTGTGTTCTGGTGCGGTCCACAAGGATCTCGCCGCAGCCGCCGCACTGGTCGATCACGACGGCGAGGTCACAGGCGGCCTTGATCAGCGCCTCTTGGCTTACGACCTCGTATCGGTCTTCGCCGCGGGCGACTTCGAGGTCTGGGGGGATGAGCTGGCGGCGAATCACTGTTCGAGCCGTTTGAACCCCGGCGCTTCGATTTCCATCGTCGTACCCGTGGTTTTGTCGATGGTCCAGACCGGACCTTTGTATGGCCACGGCTTGACGACTTCCTGCACCGGGCGCGGGCGCTTGGCCTCGGCCTTCAGAAGCTCGATGCACTTCTCGACGCCCGGTTTGTCCGAGCCGTGAAGGTGCCAGTCGAGGTCACAGACGGAACAGACGGTCTTGGTCACGACGGGCGTGGGTTTCTTCATGCGGACGGTCCTCCTACTCGCCTCAGTTCGCCCACATCTTGCCCTAGACGCCCGACGACCCCGGCGAGAAAGGCAGAAACGCGCCGAGGTCGTGCGGGCTCTCATGCCCCGAGTAGGTAGCCCGCCAAGTCTACATCTCGTTCGCGCGGACCTCTTTGCGTCCTTCGGCTTCCATCCTGTGACGCAACCGGACCATGTGGCGCTCGAACTCAGGGTCCGGGTGAGGCCCGAACACTTCCCGTTTGACGGTCGGGTTCTCCCGCGCACACTGGCCGACATGGCGCTGCCAGCCTTCGACCTCGCGTTCAGCGAACCCCTTGCCGCACGTCAGGCAGATCAGCGAGCGCGGTTCGTCAGGCTCAGGTAGCCAGAGATCGGACACGACAGGGGGTGAGGTTACCCTGATGCGGTACTGAAGTTTGCCCCCGCGCTGCGTAGAACAGCCGGGGGCATGGCCGAACCCACTAGGAGGTCCGACATGCCGCAGAGTACTGAGTACTACGCCGTTCACGCGCACATGCGCGCGCACCACCCGAAGGCGGGACGGTGCGAAAAGTGCGGACGAGAGGCGCGCACCGACTACGCCACGCTCGTCCAGCCGCCTACTCGTCGCCGCGAGGACTACCTAGAGCTATGCCGTAGCTGCCACAAGCGGTTCGACTACGGCGACGAGTGCGCGGTTGGGCATCCATTCGACGCAGCCAACACCTACTGGTGGGGCGGCCTTCGGCATTGTCGCGCGTGTCGGGCTGCGCGGGCGCGCGAGCGGCGGGAGCGTCAGGCGAGCGCCTGAATCACCGCGAAAGATGGCTTATGGGAGCCATCTTTACGCTCAACGCCATACCAGTTGTTGGGATCGTAGTCCCGCACCTGGAAGTAGATGACGGCCTCACAGAACGGGGGCGCCCACCTGATGAACGATTCGATGTTATGGGCCTGTTCCGCCTCCGTCCACTGGAGGCTGTCGCCGGTCGGTGCTGCGCCCGTGTCTGTCGGCCATCCGATCTCTGTCACCCAGCCGCGCCTGCCGGTCAGGTGGAACGCTTCTTCGACACGCCCACGGCCACCGAGCGCACTTTTGGCCCGTTCTCCGGTGCCGCCGTAGGGGTGGCATGTCCATGTCACCTTCGGGTGTTCTTTGGCCTGTTTGGACAGCAGCGGCCAGACCTTCGCGCCCCACGACGGGATGCCCTTGAACCCGCCGTCGGCGCTCCAGAGCAGGTGCGGAGTGACCGTCAGGTTCGCGGCGACCACCTTCGCCGCCACCGCGTTCACGACCCGGGCGTAGGCTTCGATGTTCGCCTGCGATTCGCTTCCGCCGAGGTAGGGGTTCTGCGGCTCGTTCAGGATCTCCGTCGCCTCGATCCCGGGGTGCGCTTTGGCCCTGGTCAACGCTTCGGTCGCGAGGGCTTCCGGGTCGGTTGAGGTCGCCGGGTTGTGGCCGATGAGGTCGATAACCGGGAACCCGTGCGTTTCGTAGGCCGCGATCTGCGATGTGGGAAGGTTCTGGGAGCGCAGGAGCAGCTTCTTGCCGCCCATGATCGCGCTGTCGTTCGTCAGATACCAGCCGCCCGTGTCCAGGCCCACGCGCATCCCCAGGATTTCCGGTCCCGGCGGGACAGGTTCAGGCGGCGGTGAAGCTGAGGGCTGGATGGTGCCTTCGGCCGAACGGCTGTTCTGCTTGACGACAGCCCACACCCTGAACTGCGCCAACGTCGGCACCGTCACCGGATGGTCGATTGTCAGGGTCGTGGTCGCGACAGGGAGCTGGGGCAGCTTTGACCATGTGCCGATCTTCTGTTCGACCAGCCAGCCGATCTGGTTCGTCGTGCTGGACCCCGCCGCCCACGCCAGCTTGACCTGTCCCGGAGTCTGGAAGTCGGCGGTGAAGTTGACGGGTTCGACGCCCACGGCTACCAACCTGATATCGGATCGGTGGGACGCCACGCCTGACGCTTGGACTTCGGGCGCGGCGGCTGGTACTTGTCCATCACCGCACACGCGATCATCGCGCTCACCAGGCGGTCGTCATGCTCGCCGGCCTGCGCCTCGTGCTTGCCGCGCTCGGTGATCACATAGGTCTGCAACTGGCGGGCCGTCTTCAGATCCCTCACGCCGTGCGTGTCGTCGCGCAGCGCCTCGGCGAAACTGCCCTCCATCCACGGCTTGCTCTGGGCGTCGGTCTTCCAACCGGGCTTCTGTTCCTGGTCCTCTTTCAGCGTGCCGAGCCGGGAGCGCTTGATCAGCTTCGGGTAGCGGAACGTGTTCTTCAACGTCTCCACCACGTAGATCCCGGGGCCGTTGATCTCGGGGGCCAGCCACGCATTGTTGTAGTAGAGGGCGGTGAGGAGTACGAGTTCCGGCAGCTCGTCCAGGTCCGCGCGGGACTCGTGGACAGCGGCCTGCTCGCGGGTGCGGTGGTTCCAGACCTGGATCACATGGAAGTCCCCGTCGGTGAACGTGTTCGACCGGCCTTCCGCCACATCCACCGCGACAACATAGGCGCCATCCTCGGTGATGTCGTCCGTTTCCCCGGCCTTCTTGGGCTGCTCCCACACATCCAGCCGCGGCATCCCCGGGGCTAGGTCAGACGGGGGAACCCAGATGGCCTCTGTCGGGACGATCACCGTGCCGCCCTTCGTCCTGCGCTCCGTCTTGGCGCCCGCGCGTAGGCTGCCGGTGACGGGTTTCGGGGCTTCCTCGGCGGCACGGATCGCCTTGGACACCAGGATCGAGGAGAACACGGTGCGGCCGGACCCTATGAACGCCTCCTCGTCCGACGCCGGGTTCTCCTGCTTGAACAGCTCGACGTTCGATTCGTGCTGCTCTCGGATCATCCGCCGGCGCCACAACAGTTGCTCGGGGGTGCAGCCGTACAGGTCGATCAGTGCCTGCTCGGCCTCCGCGATCTCCCCCAAACGGTTCTCGTCACCGATCGTTTCCACGAACCGTTCACGGTCCTCGACCGTCGGGAAGGCCTGGGAGCAGTCGGGGTCGCGCCACCACGGGATGAAGATCGCCGCGTAGGACTCGCCGCTGTCGGGGTCTGCCTGCCCGTCGCGTGCGGACAGCCACCGCTTGTGGAAATGGTTCAGGCCGTTGGCGGTGGACTCGATCACCACGATCGTCTCAGGCACATACGGCACGGCGTTCATCAGCCCGGATACCTTTCGGGTGACGGCGTTGGGCTCATACCAGGCGTACTCGGACAGGTGAAGCATCGTCGGGGTCAGCCCGCGCCCCGAGTCGGGTGTGCCTGCGGTGTCAACCTCGAACACGCTGGACCCGGTGCGCCCGAGTTCCCTTGACCGTTTGGACGCCTCCCCGAACGTCATGAACTTCCGGCCGTTCAGGGACTCGGACTGGCCGATGATCGGGGGCTTGACGTTGAACCCGAGGCCGAACTGCTCGATCGACGGCAGATGCGCCCACGCCGTCTTTGCCATGCTCAGGATGTACCCGGCCGTTTTTACGTCCTGGGCGACGATGATCCCGTGCTGGTACTCGATCATCGTCAGCCGCTGGAGGAACTTCATCGCGACCCATGTGGACATGCCGGTCTTGCGGGCCTTGCAGATGATGGCCCGCATCGGTTTGTCCGCGGCGCGCTGGTTCTCCAGGGCTTCGTCTAGCTCAAGCTGCCACGGGCGGGCGACCAAGGGGACGAGTTTGCCGCCCTGCTTGGGCAGGATTTTGACGAGCCCCTGGAACTCTTTCGGCCCCGGGGTGTGCCACTGGCCGTCGTCGGTGCGGTAGACACCCCCGGCCCAGAAGGGGGTGTCGTACCTGAACCTGTCTTCGAGGGCTTGGCGCTGCTCGCCGGTTAGCCCTCTGGGCACACGCTTAGCGGCCTACGCAGTAGAACTGTGCGGCGGCGACGGCGGTCAGCGAGACACCGGAGCCGGCCTCTTTCGCGACCACTTTTTCGGCTGCGGCGCCGCCGAAGACCTTGACTTTGCCTTCGGTGTATTCCAGTGTCCACCCGGCCGTGGGGTTGATGAACATGAAGTCGATCTTTTCCGGCAGTTCGTAGCGGCCTTCGGAGACGCTGACGAGGCTGTTGCCGCCCGTTTTGTATTCCGAGCCGAGGGCGATCGTGCCGACGTACCCGTAGACGGATTCGCCGAGCTTGAACTTGCGGGTCACGGTGTAGGTTGCTTTTTCGTTTGCTGCGGCCATCGTTTACTCCTCTGTTGACGTTGCAGATGGTGCTTCCTGCTGTGCCCCCGAAGGAGCGTTGAAAGACGGGTCCGCCGCCTGCGACTGCGGGATGTCTGAGGCGACACCGACGGGTTCGGCGGGGGGTTTGGCGGCGTGGATACCGATCGTGTACGGCGAACGCTGGATGGGGCGCTGCACGACCTCCGGTGCGATGTTGGTCGTGAGGCGCAGTTCCTGTCTGAGCCCGTCGCGGTCAAAGCCGCGGGCGATGTAGCGAACGTCGTCCTGGGCGCCGGTGAACACAACGTCGCCGTCCTCGGATGCGCGTTTGCGGTCTACGCAGGCGTGTGCCGCGCCGGGCCACAGCACTTTGCTGTCGCCTGTCTCGAACAGTTCGACCACTGTGTTCGGCTCGAAGCGGCCTCCGATGTGGATCTCGGCCATGTGGTCGAACTGTGGCAGAACGACAGGACGCCGTTGGTCACTCGCTGCTCCCGGTATCGGCTAGGACGGCCCACCTCGCCGCGCGCTTTTGCAGTTTCTCGATCTTCCGTTCGGCGCGGGCTTCTTCGCTCGGACTACGACCGGGGAACGGCCTGATCCAATGGCTCAGGTAGTGCTCGGCGTCGGCTAGCGCCTCCTGTGCCGCCCGCAGCCGCCATCTGCGGAACGCCGCTATCACGTCGCCTCCCTATCGAGAGCGCGGCGAGCGGCGAAGACCTTTTTTGCAACGCTTCGCATCGCGCCTGCCGCACCGAAGGCTGGCTCGTCGGGGCCGATTTCGATGTCTTCGATTTCCCTCAAGGCGGCTAGTGCCTCGTCACGCTCGGCCTCGCAGGCGGTAAGGGCAGACTCGGCAGCGGCGACTCGCTTGCTGATGGCCTGGTCGTATTTCTCGGCGGGGGTAAGGCACTCCCAAGCCTCGGTCGTCGGCTCGTCCTCCCTGTCCCTGCGCTCAACGGTCACGCCAGCACCATTTGAGCACCGACAGGTTCCAGCGGCTCGGGCATCGAGTCGGGCGAGAGTTTGAGCGCGTACAGGCCGCCAGCGGTCATCCCGCACCGTTCCCATCCGGCCCGCAGATAGCAGCGGCCAGGGTCGCGCTTGCGACGGGTCTTAGCCGCGTTCACGAACGTCACGATGCCGAGCGCGGGCGGGTCGCCGTAGCGCCAGCATGTGACCGCCACCGCCTCGCGGATCAGGTCGCTCGACAGCACCGGCCCCTCGTTGCGAAACAGCGAGCACACCCACGCACCGGGCCAAGCGTGGCGCACATACTCGGCGAACGGCCAAGACGTCACCCACAGCGCGTCGGCATCCTCGGTGAGCAGGACAAGGTTCCGGCCGGGCGGGACGAACTGCGGCGAACCGACAGCGCGCCGGTTGTAGTGCCGGTCGGCGAGGGGCAGCGCCCGCACGTCAAAGCGATTCGACAGCCGCCAGTTCCTCTCCCTGCGCTCAACGGGCATCAGGAACCTCGAACAACGGCGACGAGATTGTGCCATCGGGGTTGCAGGCTGGGCACGGCTCGACCCGGATTACTTCGTCGCTCAGTTTGGACTTTGACACCCATGCCTTACCGCCGCAGGTGTCGCAAAGAACCTCGCGCAGCCCCTCTGTCTCCCGTACAGGAGGGGCGGCGAGGCGGTCCATGATGAACAAGACGTTCGCCTCGGCCTCGCACAGTCGGGACTCGCGTTCCTCGTAGGGCAGGTCAGCGAAGTCCGTTTCGGAGTCCGCGTTGCCGCATTTGGTGTCCTGCCGATACATCTCCCGCGCCCAAGCAACGACGACGCTCTCGGGGGCTTCTAGCGGCCCCTCGTCTGCCCGTACAGGAGGCAGCGGGCCTAACTCGACACCATCGGGAAGCGCGAACTCGTCAGGCGGCGGCTCGTCCTCCGCATCGACGGGAGTGCGCCCCGCGAGAATGTCCGTCACGCGACCGGCAACTAGCGACGGATGCTTTTCCAGCCCCACTCGCCGTTCGTGGTGGACCGCCGCGTACACGGCCCGCTGAATCGCGTCTGCCCGTACAGGAGGCTCAGATGGCGGGCCGGTTGCGATTTCCGCCGCTGGCTGGCCGGGCGCGGCATTTGGATCCCCGGGCTGTCCAGCACTTACGCTCCCCGCGCCCCTTACCTGGCGGTCACGGCCATCTGAAGTTGTTTGCTCTGCCCGTACAGGAGGGGAAGAAGCGGCGAGATAGGCCTCGATGGCGGTTTCCAACGCGCCTACTTGGTTGCGGCCCCCGATGGCGGCGCCCCACGCCTTCCACGCGGCGTCGAACGCGCTCGCGTCAAGCATCAGGAACCAGCACCTTTCTCGAAAGATCGGCACCAAGGGAACGCGCATGAGCCTCTGCGCGAAGAACGGCCTCGTCGCGCGTCGGTGCGCCCGAGCGAGTGCCCGCGCGGGGATAGGTCGTGCGTTCCGCCCGCCACCCCGCACAACCCCTGCACGATCACTTCGGAGCCTTACCCGAACCGAACGTCACCCCGTCAGCCGGCCTAGGCCCAACCGCCTGGATCACCGAGTTCCGCCGCCAGTTGCGGGCACGCGCCAGCCTGTGCTCAGGCTTCAACTTCAACACCCTCGCCCGGGTCGCATCATCCAGCCACGCCAGGTACGCCGTGATGAGCTCGTCGTCGGTCAATGCCCCGGCCTCAGATACTCCGGCAGCGCCTCGACCTCGGCCACCGCATCCTCGGCCCGCAGCTTGCCATGCAACGTCCGCGCAGGCACCGACCTATCCACAGCATCCACGCACACCCCCAACCGCAACCTCGCCGCCTCCCGCAACCAGTCATTGCGAGACACCCCACCACGAGCACCATCAATCGCGACCAGCTCATCCGGCGGCAACCTGAGATTCACCTGCACCATAGCCTCCATATAGCTACCTATGGTACCACCGGCCCCTGAAGCTGTCAATAGGTACCACTACAGCCCCACCACAGTCATAGGTACCTAGTGGAACGGGACTCCTACACCAACAACAACACGCATGGGAGCCAGAGACTCAGCAAGACTTTGCGCGTGAACCTGCGCGAAGGGGCGGCCGGCCCAGGCCGGGACTCTTTGGCTCTACAGCTCGCATCATGCTGCCATCCCCGACCGTTGCGCCTGCCTGGTTAGGGCGCAATTGTGCCTATTTGCAGGGGATTAGACCAGTCATAAGCACAGGTACAACCACGCTAATCGAGCGCGCCGTGCGTTAGCCGTGCGCCCGTTTAGACGGTGATCGGCTCGTCGTGCTTGGTGTTATTACGTGTGGTGGCGAGGATGCTGTTGGCGAGGGTGCTGCCTATGGGGGCTTCTGCTGGCTGTGTCGATGGTGCGGTTGAGGCGGCGTTGTTCTTTGCCGGGTATGGCGGCGGCCTCTCTCACACAGCGTGCCCATTCCTTGGCTAGTTTCGGGTCGCCTTTGCCTTTTCGGCTTTCTAGTGCGGTTAGTTCACGGTCGGCGAGGGAGAGCAGGCGTTGTCTTATGTGCTCGTTTGCGTCTGCTGCGGGCATGGTGGCGAGTGGGCTTTTGTCTTTGCCGGCCCTGCGTTTCTTGGCTGCCCTGGCGATGTAGGCGACTGAGCTGTAGGGGATTGTGAAGGGCTCTAGCTGGCTGTCTAAACGGCCGTTTTCGGCTCTGCGTTGGATCTCTGCGAGGGATAGGCGGCCGGATAGGGCGGCTGTCTCGATTGCGTGGCGTTGCTCTGTGGAGTAGACCGGCGTCCAGTTGCCCATTGTTGTCGGGAGGTTACGGGGGCCGATGGACGCTGATAGTGGCCTGGTGGCTGTTGGGCCTGCAATCTTTATGTCAATGGGCCTTGACAAGCATGAGGCGATGGTGTAGAACTGCCTCAGTATCCATCCACTACATCGGGAGGCTAGAACCGATGAGCGCATACATGGTCGATAAGGACCACGTTGATTTCCTGGTCCAGTCGGCAATCGCCGGCGCAACTGACAGCCGGGGCTGGGAGTCGCCTCACGGAGGTTTCTCTTGGTTCCACGATGGGACGCGATACAGCGTCAAGGCGCACCTGGACGAGCCCGAGCGGGTATCGGCCTACTCCGTCGAGATCCCGCCGAGCACGTTGGGACAGCGGCTCGCGGATACAAACGCCGACAGCATCCACGCGCGCTACCCGGACACCGTTGATGATCCGTCAGCGATGCCCGGGCCGCTCGATCACTACTGGGAGCCTTACGTCTTCGAGCCCGTGGACACTGGGCGCGAAGTGTTCAGCATCGGCGCGGGGTTGAAGCTCGCGGTCCAGCCCATCGCGTCAACCGCTGTAGTAGCCGCACAGCTCAACCACTACGAATACCAGGCCTGCGAGCACGATGGGTGGAAGGACTCGGAGATGCGCGCGTTCATCGACGCGATGCGCGAGCGGCTTCTCTCCACGCTGCCGGGCGCCGAGGCTGCACCGTGGGGCTTCACGCGGACAGGGCAGGCTGCGTAGGGCAACGGCGAAACCGCGTCTCCGGGCGCGGTCTGCGGCTTATGGCCGTACTGACGAGCCCAAATCAAGTAGGCGCCGCGACGGGGCTAGACCGTCCGGCGCCATGGACAACGAGGAGTGAACTCGATGCCACAGGCAACGATACAAGAGACGCGCGAATACGAGCGCGACCTAGACCGTATCCACGAGCTACGGAGCGCCGTAGACGCGACCCGCAAGGCGCACGAAAACGCCGTCCGGTGCTACGTCTCAGCACTGGGCGCGTACAACGCCCGCTGGCGTGCCGACTTGGGCGGTGCAGCATGAGCGCGCTAACAGACGCCGTGAGGCGCTGGCAGGAAAGACAGGAGGAACTAGCCGCCCTGGAACGTCAGGACGCGCTAGAAGCGCTGCAAATGGTGTCTGACGCTGTGATACGCGCAGAGCACGCGCGGCTAACGGCGCTTACGGGAAGGAGTTGAGTGTTGAGCATCGCAAGCCGTGAATGGCACGAACGCGAGATCGCCAAGTGGCAGCGCCTGCTACGGGAGGCCGAAAAGGCTGTCCACGGGCACGAGGAGCTGCGTGCCAAGGCGATCCGGGATGCGCTGGACGCCGGGTTGAAAGCGCCGGCGATAGCGAAGATCACGGGGCTTTCCAGGCAGCGGATACACCAGCTAAAGCAGCCGTAGCTAGGCGACAACGCAAGACGGTTTGAGGCCCGGCTTCGGCTGGGCCTCAGTCGTTCCTAGGCGACCGGGCTAGCCGTGCTGTGAGGCGAACGTCTTATACGTCTGGCCCGCAGGGCGCCCGTGGATCGTCCATTCCCCATCACCATCGTCGTACTCGTAGATCGCGGTCAGCCAGCCTGCGGTCCTCGCAGCCAACGATTTTTCGAGGAACCCGAGCATGTTGCCGTTCTGTGTCGATTCGCCCTGCCAGCCGAACTCCGTCAGCCACCAGTTGCTATTCCCCCCCGCACCATTGGAGCTGACCTTCGTCCTGAAGCCTTCCGTGCTGCCCCAGTTGAAGTTGCCTTCGCCGTTCGCGACGCCGAGGTTGCCGTAGGGGTGGTTTGACCAGCCGTTGATGTCCGCGGCGAGCGATCGCGTTAGTTCGGTGCCGGCCTGGAACAGCACGCTGCCCTGGTTGAACGTTTCCCATTCCCCGGAGGCCAACGCTTCGATTTTTTTGAACGTTTTGCCTTCCCCGGACTCCACATCCCCAGTCCCGAGATTCAGCGTGGACGCCACGTTGTAGTGCAGGTGTTTGCCGGCCGTGCCCAACGGGAGCAGCACAAGCCAGTATTTGGTGTTGTTCACGACGCTGATCGCTTCCGGGAGCGTGACCGTGACCCAACTGTTCGCCGACGGTTCCCCCGACGCGGTGGCCTGCCCCAGGATCGCCCCGGGTTTGCCCGCGCTGTCGGCCGCGAGGCCCAGCACGACGCTGCTGACGCCCGTGTTCGCGGTGCTGTTGGTCCGTAGCCGTAGTTCGCTGACCGGGCCGGACCTGCGGCATGTGAACTGGAAAGCCTCTTGGCGTTCCACGAGCGTTTCGTCAGCCACCGGGTAGGAGCCGTA